GAAACTGTTGTTGACCATACAAAAGGTCAAGGCATGGGTGCTACAGTTAACTTCAACATATCAACAGTAGATGCTGCTGGCTTTGACCAGTTACTAGCATCAAGAAAAGGATTGATAACATCAATCATAAACAATGCCATGAACAATCAAGGTAAGATGGGGGTTGTGTAAATGTCTGGTCAATTTCCAACAGACCCTAACTTTAGAGCTTTAAATTTTAAAGATAACAGACCAACGCTTTTGAACCAGACTTTATCTGGTAAAAAACAAGTAAGACAAATAGGCTCACAATATTTTTCTTTTACAGTGGGTATGCCGCCTTTACAACAAGAAAAAGCACAGGAGATATTTGCATTTTTACAAAAGCAAAAGGGTTCTTTTGAGGACTTTACTATACAAGCACCATTAGACAACTTAGGTGCAAGCAAATCAGAAACAGATATACAAGTAGTTGGAGCACATACATCAGGAGATGCTTCTATATCTTTAGATGGCTTTACAGCTAGTCAGACAGGTGCTTTAAAGGCTGGTGATATAATCAAGTTTGTAAATCATAGTAAAGTTTATATGGTTCAATCAGATATTGATTCTGATGGTAGTGGAGCATTAACTGTTCTGATATCTCCAAATTTAGTAGCATCTCTTGCAGATAATGAAGCTGTTACTGTAAATAAACCTAGCTTTACTGTATATCTTGAAAACAATGAAATCATGTATTCAACTGATGCTAGTGGTTTTTACAGTATTTCATTTGACGTTAGAGAGGTTATTACCTAATGCCTAGAAGTCTATCTACTGATCTACAAACACAAGTATCATCCACAGCCACTAAGACAGCTTTTTTAGTTGAGTTAAATCTATCATCAACTATTAGGCTTACTGATTGGTATTCTGATGTTACTTATGATTCTAACAACTATGAAGCTGGTGGTTCTTTTCTTACAGTTGACTCAATTATTGAAACAGGACAACTAGAAGTAAATGAATTAACGATTGGATTTTCAAACATTACAGATCAGGTCAGATCATTAGTACAAGATGGTTCTTTTACAGATAAAGAGGTAGAAATATATTTAGCTTATTTTAATTCAGATGAAACAATTGTTGGTGCTATTAATTATTTTACTGGTCAAATAAGAAGCGTATCAATACAAGAAACAATAGATAGCTCAACCCTATCTTTAATAGTAGCTTCTCATTGGGCTAATTGGAATTTAACAAAGGGCAGGCATTATTCTGATGAATCCCAGCAATCATTTAGCTCTGGTGATAGGGGTATGGAGTTTGCTGGTCAGGTTAAAGAAGATGTTAGGTGGGGAATGTAATGGGTTTTTGGTCAGCAGTTGGTAAATTTTTTCTTGACGTTGGAAAAGCAGTTGTTACTTATGCTAAAGCAAATCCGTTTCAATTTACAATGCAAGCAGCAACATTTGCTGTTGGTGTTAAGGGTTTCTTACAAGCAAAACAGATGCTTGCTAAGGGTCAAGACATACTGGCAAACAAAACCTCTATGGGTGGAAAGATACCAGTCATCTATGGAACAAGAAGGGTTGGAGCACAAATTATTTACATGGATGTCAGTGATAACGATTCTAGAGATATGTATGTGGTTTATGCTTTGTCAGTTGGCGAGTGTGATGAGATTTTAGGCAGAACAATTGAGCTTGATGGCAACCCATTGACCGATTCTGCAAGATTTAGAGATGGTGGTTATATTGGTTCAGATAAAATATCTTCTGGCTCAGGCTCTTTGAATACAGTTTCGCAAAATGGAACAGGTATAGATGCTGGGGCTGGTGGATTTGGAACAAGCCCAATATCAAGATATAGATATGTTTTTAATTTGCATCATGGGGCTGCATCACAAACAGCAGACCCTATGCTTGTTGCATCTATGCCTAATTGGACTTCAGCACATAGGCTGGATGGAATTTGTTACATCGGAGCATCGTTTGGTTATGATAAAGAAGGAATATGGCGAGGAGTGCCACAGCTAACAGTACAGGTTAGAGGAAAAAAAGTTTTTGATCCCAGAGACACAAATCAAACATTTGGAACTGTATCTACTTATAAGCACTCAGATAATCCAGCTTTATGTTTTCTTGATTTCATAACCAATGATGAGTATGGAAAAGGTTTAACAGAGTCTCAAATTAATATGTCTACTTTCAGCTCTGCTGCTAATGTTTGTGATACTTTGGTTGATCAGCCCTATTTTAATGGTTCAGCCCAAAGTGTTACATGGGAAGGAACATCTGGAGATGATTTTATTAATATCACTGGAACTGGTGCAAATTCTATTTGGTGGCAGAACAAAATTGGTGAGGTAATAGATTTAGAAGATGGTTCTAGCAATCTTGTTTTAGATGGTGCTGAAATAAAAGATATACAAAGAACACAATTTTATAATGCTAGTGAAGCATATTCTGTTTATTTTAATAATACTCTTGGCTCTACTTACTCTTCTCAAAGTGGCTCATCTTTATTAAAAGTTAAAAGATTTCATTGTAATGGGTACTTAGATGCAAATAAAAATGTCATGGATAACGCTAAAGAATTGCTTGCTAATATGCGAGGTATTTTCCTTTACATAGATGGGAAGTATGAGCTCTCTATTGAAGATACAGGCTCATCTAGTTTTAGTATTACCGATGATCATATTATTTCTGATTCAGGCATATCTGTTGATTATGGCAACAAAGACAAGAAGGCAAATAAAGTTATTGTTGAATTCTTTAATGCTAATAAAAAGTATGAGCTAGACACAGCCACAGTTTTACATGATGCATCGCCTAACTACACCTCTGATGATGGTGGTGAGGTCTTAGAAGTCAAAGCTGAATTTCCTTATGTCTCTGATCCTTATATTGCCTACAACATGGCAAAAGCTATATTAACCAGAAGCAGGAATCAAACCTCATTTAGATTTGTTGGAACTCCTGAGATGTATAAGCTTAACGTAGGAGATATTGTCGATGTAACTTATGTTGGTTTAGGTTTCAATGGAAAAATTTGCAGAGTAGAAGCTTTAGAGCTTGAGCCAAATGGTTTGGTTGCAGTTAGTCTAATAGAATACTTTGATGTTTATACATGGGAAGTTCCACCACAAGAGCCAGTAGAAGAGCTATCTAATTTGCCCTCAGCTTTTGCTGTAAAAGCACCAACAGGATTATCTTTTACTGATAGCAGTTCTAGCTCAACAGATAGACCCTTTCTATCTTGGAACGAACCAACAGACTTTCCAGATCATCAATATGCTCTATCAACACTCTTGGCGTTGAATCAGACCCAGCAACATTAACTTTTAGCGTTGCCACAGCACCTGTAGATACTGATGATGTGAAGGATGATGCAATTACTTTGTCTAAAGCAGGAGCAGATTTAGTTGCTGCTATTAATGCAGGTGGGGCAGGCTTAACCGAGCTAATAAAAGCAACTTCAGCACCAAGCACCAGAGCAAATGGAGATGCATTACAAGCTCAAGATTTATGGGCAGATACAAATGACAACAATCAAATTTATGTAAGAAATGCATCTAATAATGGTTGGGAAAAGGCTAGGGATTCTTCTTTGGTTACTCTATATAACTCACTAAGCTCAACAGTTTCCACAAATAGCTCTAATATTTCAACAGCTCAGGGAGATATAGTTACTTTAACAACTGATACCTCAGCCAATGCAAGTGCTATTACAAGTCTAACTTCTACAGTTAATAGCAATACATCAGCAATAAGCACAGAACAAACAACCAGAGCAAATGCAGATAGTGCTTTGGCTGCTGATATTACAAGTCTAACATCAACAGTTAATAGCAATACTTCATCTATTTCTTCTGAAGCTACTACAAGAGCAAATGCTGATACAGCTTTAGCTTGATATATCCACAGTTACAACAACAGTTAATGGCGTTTCATCTTCTGTAACAACAAACACTGCAGCTATATCAACAATAGATGGTAACGCTTCTGCTGCTTATGTGTTAAAGCTTAATGCAAATGGCAAAGTAGCTCAGATGGTTCTGGGCAGTAATGCATCTTCTGGCTCAGGAGCAACAAGTATTGTTTCTTTCTTAGCTGATACATTCAAGATTGATAATGATTCAGGATCAAGTGTATCTCCTTTTATTGTTAGTGGTGGTCAAGTATTTATTGATAATGCAAGAATCACTAACTTATCTGGAACTAAGATTGATGTTGATACTTTGAATGTGAAACATTTTGATGATGTAAGTGCTGATATTATCAATCAAACTGGTGGCACAGTTCCATTGAGGGTTCAGGCAAAAAACCAAGATTGGTCAGGTTCGTTAGTTGGTTCAACTATTAACTCAGTTGAAGGAATATATATGAACACCACAACACCCAATATAAGGAACGGAGCAACATATCAGGTTGTATATTCAGCAGTATTAGGTCAAACAAGAGTTGGTACTATTGAATATAGCTATAATCAAAGCACTTGGGTGAGTTTGGGTGGGGTAGGTAATAGTTCTACTTCAATAAATACAGGAGCAGGAAGTGCCTATAGAACTTATGTGTTTATATGGCAGGGAACACTATCAGGCATGACATCATCGCAAGAAACAGTATATTGGAGAGTTAATTGGAACAATTCAGGATCACAACTTAATACAACATATCAATCTATATATATTGACATTGACAACACAACCTAAAAGATAAATATGGACTACACAATATACAGTACAGATACAGGCTTAATCAAAAGCGAGGGAACTTCACAGGGCTTAACATCATTAGATCAAATTATACTTGAGAGTGGTGAGGGTATTATTGAGGGCTCGTATGATAGAACTAAATACAAAATATTAGATGGGGTGGCAACAGAATATACGCCTGACATATTTCCAATAATTAGAAATGTGAGAAATGGATTGCTAGAAGAATCTGATTGGACTCAAGTTAACGATAGTCCTTTAACAGATGCAAAAAAAGCAGAATGGGCAACATATAGACAGGCTTTGAGAGACCTTCCATCACAATACACAGATTCTGATAATTTTGATGATGTAGTGTTTCCAACTCAACCAGATTAAATATACAATAGGACAGAGGTAAATTAATGGCACAACACGATTACAACCTAGCCAATCAGAGTGGAGCTGATTTCAGAGCTGATTTAAACAATGCTTTAGAAGCCATAGCCACAGTCAATTCAGGGGCTACCGAGCCTTCAACTACTTTTGCCCATCAGTTATGGGTAGATACAGCAAACAGCGTATTAAAAATAAGAAACGCTGCTGATTCAGATTGGATTACTTTTGGCGTAAGCATTAGCTCATCCAATGTGCTTACAGGTAACTTAACAGGCGATGTAACAGGCAATGTAACTGGCAATGTTACAGGCAATGTTACTGGTGATTTAACAGGCAATGCAGATTCTGCTGACGTATTAAGCACAGCAAGAACCATATCTCTATCAGGAGATGTTGTTGGTTCAGTATCTTTTGATGGTAGTGCTAATGTTGACATAGATACAGTTGTTCAAATTAATTCTATTACTCTTGGAACTGATACCACTGGTGATTATGTAGAAAGCATATCTGGTGGCACAGGCGTAACTATTACAGGTGGTACAGGCGAAAGCTCTACTCCAGTGGTTGCTATTGGTCAGGCTGTTGCTATAACTGATAATGTTACTTTTAATTTAGTTACTGCAACAGATGAATTTGTTGGTGATATTGATGGTGCTGTTAGATTCAGTGCAAAAGCTGGTGAAGCATTAACAAAAGGTGATTTAGTTTATGTTTCAGGTGTTTCAGGTGATGTTTCAGGTGTTTCAGGTGATGTTCCAGTGGTATCTAAAGCTAAAGCTGATGATGTTTCTAAAATGCCTGTATTTGGTTTAGCTGTAACAAATGCAAATAATAACGCAGAATTACAGGTTGCAACATTTGGTACGCTGGATGGGTTAAATACTTCAGGTGTATCAGAAGGACAAATTTTATATGCTTCAACAACAGCAGGTGCTTATACAACAACAAAACCAACAGGCGAATCAAGTCAAATACAAAACATAGGTAAAGTTATAAGAAGTCATGCTGCTGCTGGATCAATTAAAATAGGTGGTGCTGGTAGAAGCAATGATGTTCCAAACTTAAATAATGGCAAGATATTTATAGGCAATGGCTCTAATCAAGCAGTTACATCAACACTTGATACTTCTATAGTTGTTGAGAATACTAATCTTTACTATACAACAACAAGAGCAAATACAGATTTCGATACAAGATTAGCTACTAAAGATACAGGTGATTTAACTGAAGGTAGCAACTTATATTACACATCAGCAAGATCAAATACAGATTTTGATACTAGGTTAGCTACTAAAGACACTGGAGACTTAACTGAAGGCTCT